GTCGAGGGTGCGCAGGCGCGCGAGGCGGCCAATGGCCTGCTGCTGGCGGCCGAGGTCGGCGCGATCGATGGCCAGCGACTGGTCTTGCGCGCGGTTCTGGTCCTGCAGCGCGACGATGCGGCGGCGGTCGGCCTGCCGCGCGTCGCGCAGGTCGGCGATGGCATGCGATTGTCGAGCCGCGACCCGGCGCATGTCGGCGTGTTGGAACTGCGCCGTGATCGCGGTGACGCCCAGCAGGATCACGGCGAGGATCAGCCCGTAACCCAGCCACAGCTGCGGGTGGCGCGGTTTCGCATTATGGCTTTTCATCGGCGGCACTCCCGTTGTCGGTTACCCCCAATTTCGTGCGCACGACGCGCTCCAGCAGGCGGATGCTGGCGGTGGCGCCCAGCCAACCGCACACACCCACCATCACGCCCGTCCATTGCACGCCGAGGTGCATGGCCTCGCACATCAGCATCACCAGGATGCCGACGAAGCCCGCGGCCAGCGCCTCGGCCACGGCACGCCACAGGCTCACCTTGCCGCCGGCATCCATCTGGCGCAGCACATAGCCGAGGAAGCCGCCGAACGCTGAGAACAGCGCATAACACAGCATCTGCCACGCGCTGAACTGGCCGGGCGGCGGCGACTCGATCATGCGCTTGCGCGCCAGGTCTTGGCCGTGGTCAGGGCCAGCGCGGGCGCCGCAGGCGTGCCGCCGCCGGCCAGCACGAAGGCGCGATCGATCACGCCGGTGTCATGCACCTGCGCACCCTCCTCGCGGCCCATCACGCGCGCGGTCCAGCCGCGGCCGAACGTGCGGAAGGTGGGCAGGCCGCGCAGGAACGCCATGCGCGCCTGGCACAGCGCATCGGTGAGCGCGGTGGCGCCGTAGCGCGCCACGTAGTGGCCCACGTGGGCCAGCGTATCCGGGCCGGCGTCGCCATCCTCCGCGGCGCCCACGATGTGCTGCAACGCGCGCACGGCGCGGCCCACGCCGGAGTTCACGGCGTAGTCGAACGCGGCGTAATCCACGCCGCCGGGCAACTCGTTGCCGCGCACCCGGTTCCAGTAGCGGCGCCGGTAGATGCCGGCGCGCTCGACCTCGGTACTTAGGCGCACGCTCTGGCGCGGCAGGCGGCGGTCGTCGCGATCGTCGTCGTACACGCGCTGGGTGATGCCGCACATGGTGGCGCCGCCGGGGTCGCGCGGGTCGTCGCTCCAGCCGCCCTCGTAGGCGAGGGTCCAGGGCAGGCAGGCGTCGAAGTTGCGCTGGGTCATAGGGACGGCATGCTCGCCGCGGCGTGCCAGCTTTACCGGAAGGCTGGCACCCACGGTCGGTGGTGGGCATGCGTGCGATGGTGGCGGCGCCATGGGAAACGACTGAGGCAAAGCGTTTCCGCGAGCGGAGAGGTGTCGGGCTGTTGAGGCCAATCCGGCGCCACGAAATTCAGGGCGCTTGCCTGACCAAAGTCGCCTCAATCATGCGGTCGCCGTCAAAAGCGAACAGGTCGCATCCGACAACGGCGTGACGAACAAGGCGAGTTCGTCCATCAGGCCGGGGAACTGGTAGTAGTTCGATGCGGCTCCGTTCTGGAAACGCCCATACCCCCAGCGCAAAGCGCCGCCCGCATAATTGAAGCCCGGTGCCGACGATGAGGTGTTCACAAGACTGCCGTTCACGAATTCCTTGACGACGCCGTTGACCTCTTTTTTGACCACCACAGCCAGCCGGGTGCCATAGTCCCACGTCGGGTGCGCATTTTGCATGCTGATCTCGGAAATACCGGATAACAAACAGCGCAGCCGGAACTTTCCAGCGCCAACATCGGCGATGCCAAACTCCGGCTCGCCGTTGCCGAGGGGATTTGAGGTAAGTTGAAAGGAAATAGCGACGCCTCCCGCCGGTGCGGAGGGGGGCTCGACGATGCAAAACACGGTCCAGCCCGTTGGATTGCTAAAGAAACGATTTGGGGAATCCAGGGCGGTGTTGCCGCCGAAGTTGAAGCATCGGTCCGAATCGCCCGCCACCAGGCCGGGGCTGCTCCGGGTCGACGTGTTGACCGTGGACAATGCCACGCCATTGACTGCGCTATAAAGCGTTCCCGCCGCCGGCGATGCTGAGCTATCGGTCACGGAACTGCTCGACGACGAGTTGTCGTTGAGTCGCAACCATGTGGCGGGGGCAAGGCTGGAGATCAGCATAGCAAGCGCGCTGTTCGATGCCATGAGCAACCCCTGATGCCCGCGCGCACTCATGCGAAGGCCTTGGCGAGGGTAGCGCGCCAGGTGGCGCCGCCGTCGAAGGTGGTGACGGCCAGCACGTCCTTGGCGCTTGCCGCGGTGGACACTGCGCCAGGCGATCCATTCGCCCACTTGAACGAGGTTGGCCACGCGATGGTGCGCGCGGTGGTGTCCTGGGTGATGTCGATCATCAGCGAACAGGCCGGCGGCACATTGCTGATCGTCCAGCCGGTGACGTTGGCGGTGGGCGCCAGCGTGAAGTAGTCGCCCAGCGAGCAATCCAGCGCGGCATTGCCGCTGGTCACGACGATGGCATTGACCTTGTTGCGATCCACGCCCGGCGAAGGGGTGGGCTGCTGCAGGGTAAGCTCGACCGCGTCGGTATCGGCGAACACGCCGGCGCTGGCCTGCAGGCTAACGCCGAGTTTGGCGTAGCCGCTGGCCGTGGTCACCGATGTGATCTGCCACTTCTGCCAGTTCGCGCGGTGGGAACCGTCCGCACTGCCTTGCACGTAGACATAGCCGCCCACGGCCAGCGTGGCCCAGCTGGCCGAGATGTCGGTGGCGTCGCTGGCGGCGTTGTCGATGTACAACATGGTGGCCGAGGCCGGCGCGGCGTTGTTCCAGCGCAGCTTGCCGGCGCCTGGGTCGGCATCGGTGGTGGCGGACAGGTCCGCGGCGTAGGGTCGGCGCAGCTGCAACACGTTGCCGCGCGGCAGGCCGCCAAGCGCCAGCAGCGGCATGCCGGCGTTGGCAGCGCCCTGCAGGCCGGGGATGAGTTCGAGGCCGGAGAGCGCCGCCGGCGCGGCCATTTCGGAAATTTTTGGCATGGCCTTACCCCATGATGATGAGCTGGTTGTCTTCGGTAGTGATCGTGGCGCCGGTTTCGTCGAGCAGCGGCTGGCCAATGGTGAACTGGCGTATGTGCATCTGCGTGCTGGTCAGTCCATCGCGGACGGATTCCACCTCGACGCGGAGGATGCCGGCACCCGACGGCGTGTAGGTCGAGCTGGGTGCCGAGAGGCCGCTGTCGGTATGCAGCAGCGCATCGTTGAGGTAGTAGCGCACGGTGTAGGTGGTGCCGGCTTCCGGGCCGACGGTGGCCATCGTGCTGTCCACCAGCTGGTCGGCCTGCAGCACGCGATCGCGATGCACGCCGCTCACGGTGATGGCGCCCACGATGGCGGAGGGATCGACGATGCCGTTGATGCGCAGCTGGCCCGGCGGGTAGGGTCGCGCGGCGCGGCTGGCGAAGGTCACGGGCAGCGCGGTGGCCACGGCTGGATCCAACTGCTGGCTGCCGGTGTTGGTGAGCAGCTTGGCGTTGATGACCTCGCCGTCGGTGTACTCGGTGCGGTCGGCCGCCTGCGCGGTGGCGTAGAACCACAGGCGCTCGCCCGCGGCATGCTTGACCGGCACGGTGTCGGCGCAGCCGCGGCCCAGCGTGACGGCGCCGGTGCTGGCGTCGATGGCGTCCACCCGCACGATCTCGCTGCCCCACAACGCCGGCATGCCGGTGGCGATGTTCGCCAAGCCGACCCCGCCGGCCAGGGTGAACGCCGTATCGTCGAAGCCGCTGGCCTCGACCACGCTGGCCGTGGCGCACCAGTCGCCGTTCGCGGTGGGCGCATAGGCGCCGCCGGCGGCGGAAACCATCAGGGTGAAGTCGCGGCTTGCCGCCGGATCGGCCGCCACAGCCAGCAGGTAGCCCACGTCGTCCGGCAGCACCGCCAGGTCGGCGCGCGACAAGCTGGTTGCTACCACCACGTAGGGCGCCTCGAAGGCCTGCTGCAGGGTGATCGGCATCGGGATCTGCGAGGGGCGCGTGTCCACGCCGTGCTCGGCATCGACGAAACTGGCGGTGGGCAGGCTGTAGATGTCCTGCGAGGCAGTGAGCTTGATGGCGCCGGACTTGAGCGTGCCCGAGGACTTTTCGGCCAGGATGCACACCATGTCGACGATGCCGCGCTTGGGCGACTGCAGCCGGAAATACGTGCCCACGCGCCAGCCGTAGGTGAGGCGCGTGGTGGTGAGCGTGAACGCGCGGGCCGGCGTGACGGCGGCGCGCAAGTTGCGCGTGGCCAGCCGCAGCGCCAGGTCGCTGGTGGGCACTTCGGCGTAGGCCACCTGGTCGTGGATGGTGCCGAACGCATCGACCAGCGCCATCGCCTGCACCGGCGCGGTGCTGATCGTCTCTTTCTGTTGCGGGTCGAAATACTGCACGCTCACGCTGTTGGTGGCGCTGTCCTGCAGGTTAGGCGACACGCTGAAGTCGAGGATGTCGTCGTCGCCGAGGATGGGCAGCGTGGCGAGGTCGTAGACGCCATTGGCCACGTCGAGATACCACAGGCCGTCGACCGGGCTGCGGCTCATGCTGCAGCCGGCCACCTTTTCGATGCGTGTGATGAAGTCGTCCAGGCTTTCGCTGGCCGGGTCGTATTCGGTGCACAGGCCGAAGCCTTGCGCGGCGTACCAGTCGGCCGCGGCGCGGAAGCTGGCGTCGCTCATGTTTGCCGTCGGCTCGCGACCCATGTCCTGCTGGGTGCGTGCGTAGTAGAGGATGTGCGCGGGGTTCATCGCGAAGAACCCGTAATTGATGGTG